ACCCGCAATCTGTCACCCGAAAGCATAACCGCAAACAGCATTGTCGGGCTGGACACGTTCCACAATAACCGCGATTATTTTAACCGCATGAGGACGGTTGATTTAAGGCCGGACGAATGGCGGGAAATCATGGAACAAACCTTGTGCCATAAGCAGGGGCGGGGTGCTGCCGAAACTACCGACAAAGCGGCGAAGGTTAACGTCGCATTGCTGGGTCAGATGATGACCCGCTACGACCAAGAAAGCGCGGACTTAGGGTCGAACATGTGGGCGGGGTACAATGCCCTCACCGCATGGTCTACACATGTGGACAAGGACGCAAACTGGCTGGATGAAGACGGGAACGAGAAAAGCCGGAAAGCCCGAACTACTGACCCAAACAGGGTGCCCCATGTTCAGATGCAACGCCAGAACCGTGTTCGTGACGTGCTCAACAGCACGGCATGGGCGCAGAAATTGGCGGCATAATCGTGGGGGATTTGCTTGCTATCATTTATAAAACTTTACTTTGCATCATTGCCCTTGTTATTCTGGGCGCGTTAATCAACTAGAAAGGAACTAACGCCATGACACAATTTAAACTTAACCAACCAGCACCGGAACGCTTCGCGTCGGACGTGCTGGACAACCGCGACGAAGTAATCGAAACCCGCAAGGCGGTAATCCGTACGCTGGGCTATACTCAGGTACAGCTTGCCGACGCAACGGGGTGCGGTGCGGTAACAATCAATAGCTGGCTGAACAACAGCAAGAGCACACGCAACGGGGTGCGGGTACGTATCGCCAATGCTCTGTTGCTCCGGTATATTGAGAAGTACCAACCAACGGCATTGGACACTTTGCCGCCATTTCGCAACTTGTAAGGGGGGGCACATTATGACTGTTAACAAGATGGACAGCGTAGGTAATGTTCAACCTATCGAGACGCGCAACGCTTGGGGCTATCCCGACAAGGACACGCTCCGGCTTAACGCCAATCAGACCCAATCGCTCCGGCGGGTCATTGCCCACTATATGCCAAGCGAAACTATACACTGGGAAGAAAACGGCGAACCAGCCGACCACGTTTATTCTGACTTGGTGGTGTTGCGCTGGGCAATACGTGAGCATGACAGAGCAGGCACAACGGGGGGCAAATCATGAGTGACATCTACTTAAACGCTAAAGCGGCGGGGGTACTGGTCGAGGTGCTAGACTTCATTATTGACGACACTTACCAGACGCCGAAACTCACCCCAACAGCCGCCAGACTATCCGCACAGTACTTGCGCGGGGAACTGGACGAGACCAAGCAAGACGAGTACCGCATAAAACTTGCGGGGGCACACTCCCTGCTGGAAGCATTGCGGGCAGTACCCGTCGGGCAGGACGCGCTTGCGCCTGTGTCAAATCTTGACGACTATCGAGGGGCTGACCATGATTAGCATCGCCGGACTTCTGCTAGTCGTTTCTATTGCGTTTCTTGTCTGGCTGATTATTGAGGAGTACCGATAGCCAGCAACACTTCGGGAACCTCCCGCCGAGAAGCCCTCCAGCTTAACCGCTGGGGGGTTTTTTCGTGGGCACGGGGGAATAATACCTAGCGGGCTGTTATTGCTCTGTTATCACGTTGTGTGGCTTGTCGGGGATAATGCGCCGATGTGCGCCCGACGGTGCACTTTTAGGGGGTGGGCACTGGGGTCAAATGAATTCGCTTGCTGTCTCGCGCATGGGCACGGGCGCGTAAGCCCTCAAGTAGCACGGCGGGACACTATCGGGGGTTATGGCGGGCAAACTGCGAGGCCACGGCATCACCGATGGGGAAATATATTTGTGACCTACTAGGGCGGGCAAGGGCCACCCCACCCCCCAGTACATTTACATGCAATCCAGCGATATTTTTTGTAGTTTTAGGGGTGTGACATTTGTGCAACCGTCGCAACATATAGGGAGACCCTCCAGTTTCCCAATAAAAAACCCCCACTGGGATCAGTGAGGGGTCCAATCTGCAACATTTAGGGTACCCTATAGGGGTCTAGGAGGATATGGTGTATCTCCCGGCGGGTTACTCCCTGAGTATACATGTGGATTTCGCGTTTGTCAACCCCAAAAACACCCCCCGGTGCATTTTTCTAGGAAAATACCCGTAAATGCCCCCCCTAATTTTATTTTTTGGTAAAAAAGAGTTGACATATTGGTTTTAACCACTAGAATATGTAGTAGGGCCACTGTGTAACGGCAAAAGAGAAACAATTATAGACAATATAGTCTTTTACTGCCTCACATGTCCCACTTCATATCAAAAGAGTCCCATGAATCTGTTACCCCAACAGCGTAAGAAGGTGCCACTCAGCGAGAAACAGGAAAAGTTCCTCGACGAGTTGTTCGACAACGGCGGCAATACGAAGGCTGCAGCCATAGCTGCGGGCTATGCAGAGGGTTCTGCCAAATGGTTGCGCGATAGGTTGTCCGACGAGATCATCGAACGCAGCAGACACGTCATGGCAGCACACGCAGTAAAGGCCGTTAACCGGATAGTTGCAACAATAGACGATGATGGCAGCGAACCACGCGCCGAAGTGCGTCTACGGGCTGCTGAAGCCCTCCTGAACCGTGTTGGACTCGGCAAACAAGAAACAGTTAACCACAATGTACAGGCAGTACACGGCGTAGTTCTGTTGCCGCCTAAAAAGGAGATACAGATCGATGGCTGAAAGAATAATACAACCCCGGAGGGCTGATTTGCCCGTGAGTGAACGTGCTTATGATTCACAGGTAGAGCAAAACAGACAGGATGCTGCTCAGAGGGCAGGAGAAAACAAACGGGACGCATTAAAACGGCGACGTAGGACACAACAAGAAAATTTTGATAGAGTAACACGCCAAGTTAATAAAAATCTTAGAGAAGGTAACAAACGACTAGGTGGCGGACCTCCCCTTCAAGAAAGTCTTCGGGCAGACAAAATTCAAACCGGACTTCTGAATCAAAATCAAAAACTCAAGAAACGTCCAAAATAGAAAGTAACACTATGACCAGCAAAACATACTACAATAGCCCCGGAGCTCGTGCAGATGGAACACCTTCTGGTCAGAACGGGGAGATGGCTCAAGATAAAACCAAAGATCCTTCAGATAGTCTTGTAGGACGTGTAGGAATAGAACTTAACAGGCGTAACGCCGGAAAGCCCGACTTGATTAATAAAGATGGCGTTAACGTAACTGTCCGGACATTAAGCGCAGGAATCAACGCTGGTATCATCAAATCTAAAGATATCAAAAATAAGAATCCGATAAAACCAAAATCTAACCGTGACTGATGATGCGAATCCCACTCCGCCCAAACGTCCACGTGGGCGACCTAAGAAGGACCCCGATGCCCCGAAAGCATCGTACCATCTTTCCCGTGCAGAAACAGCCCGCCGTGAAACTCAAAAGAGAATACGCCGTAACAAGAAAAAAGCGGACAAACTAGAAGGTCAAGCCAAACGCTACCGTCAAGTTGTTCGTGAACAGAAGAAAGCCGCACAGAATGTCGAAAATGCTCTCAACGGTGAAAAGTCACGTGTTATCGATCAGGGTGAGATTAACAGCCTCCCTAAATCAGTTCGAGATCTCGTTGAAGATTCTGAGGTGGTATTTAAGCCTAACGATGGCCCTCAGTTTGATTTCCTCTCGGCTCCAGAGCAAGATGTCCTGTATGGCGGAGCGGCTGGCGGGGGTAAATCTTTCGCTCTCCTTGCGGACCCTCTTCGTTATTGTCATAATGCTAATTTTCGTGGCCTTCTGCTCCGCCGCACTCTAGACGAGCTAACAGAGCTTATCGACAAATCAAAACAACTGTACCCCAAAGCGTTCCCCGGTGCAGTGTTCCGTGAATCCAAATCAACGTGGAACTTCCCCTCTGGGGCAACTCTCTGGTTCACCTATCTAGAAAAAGACCGTGACGTTACCCGCTTTCAGGGTCAAGCGTTTGCGTGGATAGGCATCGACGAGATAACACAGTATCCGTCCTCTTACGTGTGGGACTACCTACGCTCTCGTCTGCGTACGACTGATCCGGAACTCATGGGGCAACTCTCCATGCGTTGCACAGCCAACCCCGGTGGGGTAGGAGGCTGGTGGGTCAAGAAGATGTACATCGACGCAGCACCGCACAATACGACATATCCGGCAATAGATATCGAAACAGGCAAACCGTTCGTGTGGCCTGTCGGTCACGAGAAAGAGGGAGAGCCTCTGTTCTATCGCCGCTTTATCCCCGCACGTCTGACCGACAACCCATACCTCATGGCGGACGGACAGTACGAGGCGATGCTACGCTCCCTCCCAGAGGTAGAGCGCAAGCGTCTTCTTGATGGGGACTGGGACGTTGCCGAAGGTGCAGCGTTCCCAGAGTTTAGCAGGGTTCGCCACGTGGTTGATCCCGTAGAGTTGCCAACCAACTGGCCTCGCATCAGAGCCGCTGACTACGGCTACAGTTCTCCGTCATGTGTCCTGTGGGGCGCAATCGACTGGGACAACAACATCTGGGTCTACCGTGAACTGTACGGCAAGGGTATGACAGGCGAACAGCTTGCCAGCCGTATCATGGAGATGGAGGCAGACGATCAGCCACCACACTACACGGTGCTTGACTCCTCCTGTTGGAACAAGACTGGGCTAGGCCCGTCTATTGCAGAAACAATGATACGGTGCGGCGTGAGGTGGACACCCTCTGACCGGAACCGTTTAGCGGGTAAGATGGAGATCCACCGTCGTCTGTCGGATGATCCGTACACCAACGAACCCCGTATGAAGATATTCAACACCTGTCAGAACACAATCAAACAACTGTCAGGTATTCCGCTGTCTAAGAACAACAGCGAAGACGTAGACACAAAGGCTGAAGACCACGCCTACGACGCACTGAGATATATGCTAATGACAAGAACATCAGGATACGCAACGATCAACAATCAGCTTCGCGGCATCAAAGACCGTGTGTATCAGCCGATGGATTCGACGTTCGGGTACTAGAGTATGACAGAACTAGCAGACAAACTACGCAACAAGACTTTAACGGTAGGAGAGGCATTAGATCTTGCTGTTAAAGATGCTCCTGAATCGCGTATCAAGAATATCAAATCCTTCGGAAACAAACTGAAGAAGTTAGGCATCGAAGATGCTTCTCCGTTTACGTCTATCGGTGAAGCTGCTAACTTAGAACTTTTAGCCAAAGAAAAAGGTCAGCCTTTTGCTGCATTGACCACTGTTCAAAACGCAATTAACGGTGCTGCTGCTGCTCAAGATATAGAAAATCCATTCCCAGACTATTCCGCTAAAGCACAGTCAGCGGGATTAATTGCAGGTAAACAACTGCGTGGCACCAAAAAGTTTGAGGCTGTTCCTGAAGCTAAAATTACTTTACCAGCCATCGTTGAAACTATCAGCAAAGTTGAAGATCCTCAAACTCGTGCTGCACTATCTCTTAATTCCCTTGTGCCTCTTCGTCCCGGCGAAATTGCAAATATGACTTTAGACGATATTAACCTTGAAACGGGAATGTTGAAGGAAAAAGTTCGAGGTCAAAAAACACAAGCCAAAATAAAGATTCCGGGTGTTGCACTTGAAATCATTAGAGACGCTGCAGAATTAGCAGAACAAGAAGGTAGAACGAATATCTTCGATACAACTGTTAGTAAGATGACAACCGCAATCAACGCTCCGGGCGGTTTGCGGGACCAGCTAAAACCATACGCTTCTGAGATGGGGCGTGAAATTCAAGGTGCGGCAGATTTCCGTAAACTTATTCCATCAATTATTGCTATGGAATTAGGGTACGCGCAAGAAGCAAGTGAGATTATGGGTCACACCTCTGCTAGTCAGACACTAGATTCTGTAGCTAAAATGTCGTCGGAACATTATGTATCTCGTATTCTTCGTCAAGGAGAAGAAGCACGTCCCACCATTGCTCTACGTGCCTTGCAGAATATGTATGGTGAAGTTTTAGGTCTTGAAACTCTTAATGAGCTACCTGCTTCCTTAAACGTGTCAGCTAAACGTATCGAACTTAGCAATGAAGCTATTCCGATTGTTCGTGAAGAGGGCGACATTCTTGCTCCAAGTGAACGACGAGAATTGACACCCGAAGAAAAACAACTTATTGAAGACCGCCGTAAACTAGCATCTACTCAAATTGAAGCTCAAACTGCACAAGCAGGTGCTGACATAGAAGCGGCAGAAACAGCAAGACAACAGGCTATTGTTGAGCGCGGTCCTATTAGTGAAGATGCCGCCCGTATAAAAGTTCAAGAACAAGAAACTACAAATCAAGCACGTCGGAATCTTCGTGAACAGAAAAAGGCTGAAACTGCCGCCGCTGAAAAACAGCAAGCACGAGAGGATGTAAAAGGGTTTTTCAAACGAGCTAACGAGGCTCTATCTAAGCTCCCGCCGCCTGTAAAAAAAGCAATTCCCATCGTTGGGACCACCGCTAGTTTATTTGCTGCTGACGCAAAAAGACAAGAGGC